ATGACGTTGCTTTAGCCGCGCCGCCAGTTGCAGGAAGTACAACATCCAAACCGTCTCCAGTTGCATTCATTACGAAGCAAACTGGAGTTCCGCCAGGAATTGTTGCACTAGCCTCGGCATTGTGAACTACAACTCCCACAATGTCTTGTTTGTTTCCGACTGATTTAAATCTCATCTAGGATTTATCTCTCCTCTTTCTTCCTATTTGTCTCTAGGAGGTTTAGGTCAAAGTACGTGCGATTTTCCCAAATACACCCTGTTTGCGGCGATTCGAGACAGTGGTATTTCCCATCCACGCGATGTGCGCAACACGAGAATCACCGTTGACAGGTTTTTGGAAGGATTTCCCATTCTCATCCTTCAGCAGAACGAAATCGCTTTCTGCTTCATAAATGAGTTTGAAGAATGCTGCATTGATGAAAAATGCAGATCCATACGTTGCGGCTGAAGTCGTACCAGAATAAACGTCCGGTACTTTATCGTCCATAACAACGTGAGCACCCTTATAAAGAGTGTTCTCAAATGGGAAATTATCATCCGTTTTGATTTGACGATATTTTTGATAGAGGGCATGAACAAAAAGTTCATACGTGATTTGATCCATTGGAACTTGAGTCGGCTTTCCACCAGTACCAAGAGCAGTGCTGTTGAAAATATTGTCCAATTCCAACAAGAACCCGTCATAAGTAGATACCGCACTGGTTTTGGTTTTATTCCGCCACCAAGTGGACGTATTCTGATTAATATTTCCGATAGAAGTTGAAGTGGTGGGATCGAAAGCAATCAAAAGAGTCAAAGGATCAATTCCAAGAGATCCATTAACACTTGAAGTGCGAGCTGAGGTTAAAGAGCCACCATCAGCCGCCGCGCCCCAAAGCAGAGATTGCGAGAAATATTCCTGCAAGCCCATTTCAGATTGTTTGATTCGAGATTGAACGAGGTCGATGATTTTGTTTTTGTTCTGTTTGCGTTCTTTCTCGCTATAAGCGATAGGAGAAGCACATTGACGCCATTGGAAAATAGCATCAGTGATGCCGTCCGTTGGCAGAGTCGACAATTCGTCGTATCCGTCGTAGGAATCGGCAGGAGCCAAAGCGTACATCAGCGGAATCTGAATGAACGAACCTTCTTGAGATTCGTACAAATCTTTCTTCATCATTTCGAAAAAGAAAGAATTCGTGGCGCCGATGTTATCCGTGAGAGTTTTCTTGTAAGCCGCGAGCGACTGTCCAAAAAGACTATCTAGATTTAAGGTTACTGCTGAAGGAGCTGAACTGCTCCCGAAAGTTACACTCATTTATTTTCTTGTGCTCTGACGTTCCTGTTGACTGGCAGCAAATTGCACAGCCTCTTTTACAGACATCCTTTTATTTGGATCGACTCCAGCAGGCCGCTCGCCGCGATTATTCGGCTCGGCTCCTGAGGAAGATTGCAATCGGCTTGTTGCATCATTTGCATTTCGACGAATTCTATCATTTTGCTGGTTTCTGCTCGTTGTGGCATTTCGCGCGGAAGATGCCTGAGCATAGAGACCACGAAGGTATTTCTCAATAGAAACTCCAGGGCCGATCTGGAATTCATTCATTAGTTCAAGCATTTGGGATTCTAATTTGCGAGACTCCCCTTTTGTTTCTTTAGCGAGTTTGGACAAAACATCTGCCGTTTCCCGCTTTGTTGCGTCAATCTGAATTTGTTGTACAGATTGTTGGCTTTCAGCTCGCTCACCAGCGAGTATCGCTTCGAGTGCATCACCCAATTGAGGGATCAGAAACTCGTATTTATCCCCAAGTTTATCCTTGAGAATGTCTTTGATGGCCTTTTTACCCTCTTTGACTTCTTGAGTGGTGGGCGTATCTTCTTTTAAGAGGCCTTCGGCGCGGGCTAATTCACGCACCAAACTTTTTGCAGTTGTTGGATTCTGCAAAAGTTTATAAATTCGTTTGGCTTCTGCAAGATCCTCAGCACTTTCAGTTTCAGCACCTTCTTCAGATCCTTCTTCAGAACCCTCAGCACCTTCTTCGGTGCCTTCTTGTCCTTCGACTATTTCTTCTTCTTGACCTTCTACAACATTTTCGTCAGCCATGATTAATTGATCCTCTCATTTGAATATTGGTCTCTGATATAGAGATTGAAATACGTTCCTTGTGATGCTGCGTCCTTAAAACTTTCATACTCACTTGCTGGTACATCGAAATAACGCCATGTTCCCGCGCCGCCATTTGGGGGACCTACAAAAACTACATCAAGATCCCCTATTGAGATATCGAATTCACTTGGAGTGAAAATTAAATCTGAAACACATCGACTTTCGCGAGGTGTAAGAACTCGTCGCAAACTTGCGAGTGTTTCGATGTTGAGTCTTTTCGCTGGCACATTATTGAACCCCAGGAACTTGTTTCTGAATTTGTTGAGTAATTTGAGATTGTGTGTTCGGCTGCATTTGCTGATTCAATTGGGTTGCACCATTTGATGGCCCCGCGCCGGGCTGAACTTGAGATTGCTGTTGCATCATTTGTTGTCTGCCCATTTCTTGCATTAGGGCCATCTTTTGTAATTCTTTAATAACTGCTTCATTCCTATATCCGACACGATAAGCAGCCTCACGAACAAGAAGGGGGCTAAAAGCGATAGCAGGGTAATTAGCAAGAACGGAAAGAAACTCAATGAATTTTTGTTTTTCATCTTGGGCTGCATTCTCACTCAAACTTGTTACATCGACATCAATTCGGAAATCATACCCATCCTGCAATTTTTCAGAGCTTACCCACTGATAAGCAGGATTTTGTGGTTCAACTTGACCGAGAAACTGTTCCTTAATGTTGGATGTGAGCCGTGCCCAAACTCCGATAACAAATTTGTCCCGCGCCGTCAAAAGCACTTCTCTCCCGATATTGCACAACCAATCAACCACCAAATCACGTTCATGTGTCTCACGAATGGATGATCGTTGATTAATAATTTGTGCTTGTGTTGCTGTAGTTCGATCAGCAACTCCACGACTCTCCGAGCTGGTGCCACTGATCTTATTGAGATCATCTGAAGATGTAACCATCGCATCTTTATTCTCTGGACCCATATTTGCATTATCAATGGGGAGAATTGCGTTTGGTCTTTTAACTTTGACAAGTGCTCCGTCGGCACCATTTTCGAATTTCTCAATTTCCTCATCATCAATGAAATCCTGAACTACTTGAAATTTCCTGACGAATCTGCGTCGATGAGCACGTTGGCTTTCTCGCGTTTCATTGATTTCATCCTGCGAACTGAGCCACTGGAATGCAGGTGGAACTGGATAGAATCCTTCAGTAGAAGTGCGACGATTAGGGCGATAATCAAAAAGATTAAGTCTTTTAAATTTCTTCTCATAAATCGTCGTACACGGCGAATCTAAAATGATGAGTCTGTTTCCGGCGCGGATGTCCCAAATATGCCAAATTTTTACTGCACCACTCTTCATTTTCTCGTGGTCACTGTCTCCATAGACTACGTCTTTGTGGGGATCTTGAGGAACCGCGCTTTCGATTTTATCCTTATTTTTTACACCTTTTAATGAGAGTAAGTCGTCCTTGTAGACAAATTCGTAATAACCCACCCAAGAACAACGATTGAGGTACTTATTATCCACACCACCAACACGAAACCTACGAGCACCAATGTGTTTAAAATAAACCCTTTCATTGATGGGGAGTTCGTCAGGTTCTTTAACCACTTTATGCTTTTTACCAGCATTCGGATCAGTTCCTGAGGCTAAAAGAGGTCGCTGGGCATTTGGATTCAAAATCCAATCAGCAGCATAACCAACTTCGACCATTCCAAACCTAAAATATGAATCTTTATAAGCCATTTCCATTTCTTGACGGAAATGTTGCTTATTGTCCATAATTATGGTGTTTAGAATGTCTTGTTTGAGCGTCGATGCTTCAGCCGCACTTTCCAAATCATCGGCGGAGTTGGCCTCCCGCGCGGAAACTTGATATTTCGGGAAAGTGGGGATGAATTCAGCGATTTTTATCTCGATTGTCTCAAAAAACTTATTGATCGTATACGGCGAGTAGCCGTCCGTTACATTTGCCCACTGACGACCTTCATAATAATCTTCAAGAATTTTACATTTGAAGAGATTTTCCCATGCGTCATGGTACTTATTCGCACTTTGAATGCGACTTCCCCAAATTTGATCGTCAACAACTTGTTTTGTCTTATTAGAGTCCATCAGATCCGCCTGCGGCAGAGCCAGCCGCTAGGAGTTTGGTCTTTTTCATTTGATTCTTGAACCATTTAATCGAATTCTTTGGAATCTTTCGATGTTCCGCTGGCTTTTGAGTTCCATGCATTGCTACGAAATATCTAATCGGATCATAAGCATGGTCCGTGAGAGAATCTTCTCTAGCATCGTCGTAGATAGCTTTTCCTTCAAAATATCCAATAAGTTTTCTTCTCTGAGATTGAAGTTGTGTAATAGAATGGTAACAGCCATTGGGGTAATCGTCGGATCGTTTAATGAAATAAACACCCGGACTCCCATCTTTTCCTGTGATAGGGTGTTTGAAGTTTCCACTTGCCCTCAAAAGCTCGTTAATTCGATTTCGTGTCGCAAACTCATTGTTGTCCGCTGCAATCCAAGAGATCGGCGGGGCATCAATGTCACGAGTTATATACTCGTCAGCAACTGTCCAAAAACCACCATTTTTCTGACTTTCCACATGAAAAATAGAAGGGTCAGCATATGACCCAGCATAAGACTCGTGGTCAGAAAGATTGACAATGTTAGCACGGTGTTTACTAATGACTTCATTTGCGAGATAATACTCTCGGTAGAAGATGTAGACTCCCTTATAGGAAGCAGCCCACAAACAGCAGGTTGGAGAGGTTTCTCCATGATCCATCGCGCGGAACAAGTTACCTTTGCGTTTGATATCATCAAAAAGTGCTGGTGTGTAATCGAGTAAAGATTCCGAAAGCAGACGATGAATTTGGGCATTTGAGATTCCCCATTTTCCCTTGATGTATTTTTCTTTCCATTCATCATCATGAAGGAGAGCATCTTCATATCCTTCTTTAGATCCTAATCCTGCGTCCCATTCGCCTTCTGCGAAGAAGTAGTTTGGATTTCTATCAAGGGAATCTGGATGGAATTTTCGATAGATGAAATGGAATTGTGTGTCCGGATTACAGAGTAACAAGAAATAAGATGGGGCGATATGCTTGCCAGTTTTTTCATTAGTCGGCCAGTTTGGATTTTCGTCAAGGAGCCGTTGAGGTATCTCAGCATCATCCCATCTTCCGACGCGCGCTTGGAGAATGTCGAAAACTTTTTCTTCAATTTCTTCCGCCTGGTCTACCAGAACACTATTTACTTCCAACCCGCGCAGGGTTGATTCATCAACTTTATCAAGATGTAACCAAAAAATTATAGATCCATTGATCAATGTCGTGACACCATCTTGCTGGTTGTCAGATTCAATCAACTCTTTTGGGCACAACTTGAAAAAGGTTTGTCGAGTAGTTTTCTTTAAATCCGCACCGACTTGTCGACAAATTGCTACTCGATATCGAGGGAATGTTGAGAGGAGAACGAGAAGTTTAGCACAACCAATGAAAGATTTACCATTATTGAATCCACCTGAGAAGCATTGATTTCTATTCCGCGCGTAGAAAACTTCTCTCTGCTGATCGTTGGCAAATCCGAATTCTAGATTCATCTGATTTGAATTGAAGTGGGGTTGGGAACACCTGAATGAAACCAACCCCACGTCTCTCAGCTAACCATTTATAAACTGGCGAGTTTTAAATGGGAGTGAGAGAAATTGAATTAACCTGCGGGCGGAGGAGGCGGCGGTGGAACAACTGGAGCGCCTTCTGCTGCAATTGCATTCAACAAAGTTGCATTGTTGTCGGAATTGGTTTTCACTCCACCAATTGCAGTTGC